AGCCACTTCAAAAACTCCGGGGCCAGCCTGAATAGGCCGCCGAACAGCGATCCGAGTAGTGATTCGAGCATGGCACGTCCTCCTGGTGGATGGGCGTCATGGTATGGACACCCGGAGAATTCGACTCGAACCGCTACTCCTGACAGCGTTCCAGCAGGTAGAGATACCCGCAAGCATCGACAGCGGAATCAACGTGGCGTGGATCGTTGGCCAGACGCGCCAGCTTGAGGCCAACCATCATGCAGGCCACGTCCTCGAAGATCAGGAAAGCATCCGGGGCCAACTTGCCACGGGCGCGAAGCCACGCCTCCCAGAATTCAGCGATGGCCCGAAGGTTCTTGTCGGGCTTGCCGTAGGTTTTCTCGCGGTCTGCATCGACGATGGACGCGGCTTGATCGAGGATCGTGGTCATTTCTTGGCCTTCATGCGGAGGAAAATTTCATCTAGGGGGTGCAGGCAATGCTGCTGCGGTAGCACACGGCTCCATCGAGCCATGAACTTTCTGCCGGTGCGCTGAACCTTGCCGTAGTTGTAGAGAGCGTTCAGCGCGTCAATCGTCTGCTTGTAGGACATGCGGGCAGACAGCGCGATTTCCCGGCCTGTGAGTGCATGCGGTGACGACTCAACAACGGCCAGCACGCGCATTCGATAGGTGGTGACCTGCTGCTGTGCCTTGCCGTCATCCATCTAGCCATCCAGTTCAGGCGTGGATTCTGGGGGTATGCCTAGGTATTGGCAGAGGATCGTTCGCGCCTCCTGGGCGCTTCTCGCAAGCCGAAACTCCCAGCCTTGTGCCTGAAAGTGCGCAATCCACTCCTTTTGCGGTGCTGACGTGCTGCCAGTCGCAGACTTCATTTCAATGATGAGGCCGGGGGCAGCGCCAGCCCGGACGGGCAGGATCAGATCGGGAAAGCCGGGTTTCACGCCCATGGCCTTCAACTGCGCACCTGTAAAGGCATCACGCCGGCCTCCATTGGGCGAGTGATGCAGCCATCGAAGATCGGGCATCAGCGCCCGGACAGATGGCAGATGCGACCAGCGAACAACCTTGGCCTGGTCGATTTCTTCTGACCGATTAACGGTCTTTCGGCGTTGAGGAAAACTCATAGTGGCGTGAGTTTATGCCATTGTTGAGTTTTCCTCAATCATCAAGGCAAGCCAAATAGCGATAGATAGCGTCCCTTGTTTCCCGATAATTTACGGTGCATCAGGCGACCGTCGGCAACCATCAGTTCCAGAACTGCGTCAAAGTTCGTGTGGCTGTTGCCGACCTGACGGCGGAGCATGGTCTTTGGCATGGCTTTCAGGTTAAGGAACTGCTGAATCTCTGGGTGCTGTTCCGTCATGCTCGGCGCACGCTGTAGCGCAGCGGTGATTTTGTCTGCCAGTCGTTCGTCACGATTCTTGCCCTTCGGCCTTCCTCTCGCCTTCTTGTTCTCGTAGCCAACGACCTTGAGCACCGCGTCTTTGATCGCGGCAGCCATGGCGTTCTCAACCAGTCCGATGATCTGGTCAATCTGCCGTTCTGTCAGTTCGTACTTGTTGCTGTCCATCTCGCTCTCCTTGTTATTGAGGAATCCTCATTCTACTGCATAAGTGCCTAATTTTCTAATTTTTTCCTGGTAACTTGGGTTTCTCCGGGAATACAGACTCCCCGGAAGCCAAAAACGCATCTAACCCGTTGTCGCGCTGCTGTTTTCTCTGCGACTTCTCAACTTCTCCGCTACCCACTGAAAAGGAAAGTTTGTTCCTGTGTTACTTGTTGGCATTTGGTAATTTAGGAAGCAGGAAGGGGGTAGGTCTGGGAAGTGGGGAAGAAGGATAGATACATACAAGGAAGTAATACATAAATATATATATAAATCATATAACTACATTGCTGACTTACCGGGAACATACAGGAAACCAGACTTCTAGGACTTTGAGAAGTTGGGGGAAGTTGGGGAAACCTGCCTTCCGTGTTATTCAAAACCAATACGGAACACTGGAAATTGAGCAACACTTAAAATAATTGTTTCGCGTGAGAAATCCTCATGCTATTATTTTCTTGACAGATGACCGACGACTAGCGAAAATGCGCCCAAGTGCTCAAAACACGATTCTGCCGGTTTTGAGCACCTGGCCGCCTACGGCCACCGTAGGCATTCCCTCAAAAGGAAGCAGAAGATGAACCCATTGATCGGTACCACTGCCAAAGAAACCTGCCAGAACGCCAGCGAGGCGCTGTCCGCTTTGCTCGTCCTGATGTCAGGCCAGCATAGCGACTTGACGCGCCTGATCGGCCCCATTGCCGCAGCACTGGAACACGCACTCGAAAACGAGTTCTCAACCAAAAGGAGAGTTGACCGTGACAAATCGAGTAAAAGTCGGCGCTGGCAAGACGGCGCCTGTTGAGACGAAAGCCTATTCGGCCATGCTCTACGCCCTGGCTGATGAGATGCGGAGCGATGAAGGCTGCGTCACAGAGTCGCCCGAGCTTGTCGAGCAGGCGGCTACCCGCCTCGATGAGCAGACGGTGACGATCAACGAACTGCGGCGCCAGCATGGCGTACTGATGGATGCCTTGCATCTCGCCCTGCCGTTTGTTGAGGACTGCGAGCGCGACCCCTGCTACAAGGCCGGTGCTGTCGCAAAAGCTGTAGCGTCTATCAAGGCAGCAATAGCAGTCAGAAGGGGCTGATGCGTGAATCCACTCGTAGGCGAAACCCCGAAAGAAACCGTGCAGAACGTGGCCGAGGCCATGTCGGCACTACTGGCCCTGATGGCACACCAGCACAGCGACCTTTGCCGCCTCATGTCTCCCATGCTTGTGGCGCTGGAACAAGTAGCAAACACCGACGATTAACTCGTCCATCACATTGAGATTTTCTCATTCAAGGAGTTGAAAATGACCAAGAAGCAATCGAAGAACACAGCCCCTGCAACCTCTCTTGTGCTGCGTGTCTGCCGCCCCGACTACACCAGTCACAGCGGCTTCTCGTGGCCGTCAGAGATTGGCGTCGAAGTGGCCGCACCAGACTGGAAAAAGAACAAGGAATGTGGCAACGGACTGCACGGATGGCTATACGGCCAAGGGGATCATTCCTGCGTCTCGTATTGGGAGGATGACGAAGCCAAGTGGATGGTGCTCGAAGTTCCAAGCGCTGACATTGTGATGCTGGGCGGCAAGTGCAAGTTTCCGAGCGCCGTTGTCCGGTTCGTCGGAACAAAGTCAGCCGCTGCCGATTTCATCCTTGCAAATGAACCGCTGGCACTAAATGTTGCCGTCATCGGTGCATGCCTGAAAGTTGGCGACGGCGAAGTTGTTCAAGTTGGCAGCCTGGGCACGGCGACGGCTGGCAATTACGGCACGGCGACGGCTGGCAATTACGGCACGGCGACGGCTGGCTATCGCG